CTATTTTATTTTTTTCCATTTTTTTCTTTCTGTTTTTTTTGTAACGATTACAATGATTTTAATGGGTTGTCAACGGATAATTATAATTGTATAACGGAGAGAAAATGACTAAGAAAAAACTACCATATAAAAAAGTGCGTGTAATTTGGCAAGATATTTGCTCATCTTCCCAATGGTATGACGATCTTGTAGATGTAGATAAGTTTAGCTATTCTTGGTGCGAGGATATTGGATACCTATATTATAAAGATTCTAAAGTAGTAAAAATATTTACTTCTTATTCTTATGATGAAGATAAACTATCCATTGGAAATATAACTGCTTATCCTAGATCAGTAGTTAAGAAAATTATATACGAGAAATGACATACTCTGGAATCTTTGATGAAACTGATTGCAAGTTAGAATTAAAACGAGCAAAGAAATATATTAAGAAACAAGCTGATATAATTTTTGCACTTGAGAAAGAGATTGAAGAGAAAGAAAACGAGATAAGGATATTAAAAAATAATGGTATATGAAGTAAAAAAAATTAATTATAATGATACTAAACCTTTTATTTTAAATATACATTATGCCAAGCGTATGCCTAGTATATCTTATGCTTATGGTTTATTTTTAAATAATGAATTAGTTGGTATAGTTAGTTATGGTTCTCCTGCTTCTCCCAGTTTATGCAAGGGGATTGCTGGATTAGAAAATAAATCTTTTGTAATTGAATTGAATAGATTAGTTTTAAAATATAATAAAAAAAATGAAGCATCAATGTTAGTTGGAAAATCTTTACAACTTTTACCTAAACCAAAGATAGTTGTTTCTTATGCTGATACAAATCAAAATCATGTAGGTTTTATATATCAAGCAACTAACTTTTACTTTACAGGAACGAGTAAACCTAGAACAGATATGGCAAGTAAAAATGGTAAACATCCAAGACACCATTTAGGAGATAAAACAAAAAGAATTTTTAGAAGTTCTAAGCATAGATATGTTTATTTAGTTGGTAATAAAAAAGATAAAAAATATTTTTTAAATAATTTAAAATATCCTTTATTAAATTACCCTAAAAAAAATGAGGTTATAAATGGCTAGAGATGTGTATGCTTTCAGTAATGGTTTATATTCAGATTTTCATAGGAAATATGATAAAATTGCTTATATAGATATTGATAGTGTTGAGTGTTGTCAGTATTGTTATGAGCCTTTAGCTATCATCGAGACTTGTTATGATAAAGGTCAACAATTTAAGTCTACAACCCTCTCAAAGATCATCGCTGAACGCCTAAATATACCCTGCTTTTTAGTATTCTATAAGGAACTGACACCGAGTAGCCTAACCTTTAGGATCAAGCGTATACGTAGCTCTAAGACAGAGTTTAGACTAATGAGTGAGGATCAATGGGTTATAATATTGAGATCCTTGCATGACCACCACAAATTAAAATGTAAATCAACCAAACGAAAGGATAAATAATGAACGTAACAACTAGGGGTTTTCTCCATGTAACTTATAAGCTGTATCATCACTTAAATATTTTAAATGGGGAAGAAAAATCTACCTGCTTAAATGTATTCTTATCTATAATGAAATATGCTTGGAAGAAAAATGGATACAAGGCACAGTTGAGACACGAAACTATTGCTAAAGATACTGGTTTATGTAGAGCCACAATTAAAACTGCAATATCTAAGTTAGTTAAATTAAATATCATATCAGATATTAGAGGTCGATCTGGTAAAACTTATATTGTTAATGATACATTTTTGAAAGCTGAGAAGACTTATGATAGCCAAACATTAGCTATCTCAACCCCTAAGATAGCTAAACATTTAGCGTCAGATAGCCAAACATTAGCTACATTAGTAGAAGACAATATACATTATAACATAGGTAAAATAGTTAAGAGTTTTGCAGGGGATAGGGAGAAGATATTAGATGAATTATCTAAGCTCCCTATCAACGAATTAAAAGAAGATAAAACTAATGTCTATCTCTGTAAGTTAGCCATTCAAAGAAAGGAAGATAATGAGAGAGAGAGTAAAGCAACTTATGTTAGTGGGGATAAAATTCTATCGGCATTGTCCAGAATAAAGAAACAAGCTAACCCAAGATACAGAGAGAAAGTTGAATACAATAAACGCAATGGGATTAAACCATGGGAAAATAAATAATGACGGGTCGACCAATGAGAAAGGTATTTTGCCAAGGCTTCACTCGTGCTGGGTTAAGAGAGGGAAAGAAAATACCTTGTAGAATGAAAGGTTATCCACTATCTGGTGGTAAGGTTTTCAAATGTAAGTTTCACGGATTTCAAAACTATGATAAGTTTAACAAAGCTAATTACACAGATGAAACAAGAATAAAACAACTATCAAAACTAATACAATTTAGGAACTATACTGATGAGCAAATCAAAGAATACTATTACACCAAAACCAAACCAAGAATTGATAACAGAGAAAGATCTATTTACCATACAAGAAAAATTGGTAGACGGAAATACGCTTACCGAGATACTTCAAAACAAACAGTATCCGTTCAGCTTGATGAAGTTCTACGCTTACTTGAGAAAAAATCCAGAGTTAGAAGCTAAGATTACTGAAGCTAGAAAGCTAGGTATCCAAACTTTAATTGATAAATTAATGCAAGTATTTTCTTATCAAGAAATAGAATCACCCAACGAGGTGCTTTGGGTGAGGGAAAAAACTCGGTTCATTCAATGGGTTGCAGGAAAGATTACTGATTTATATTCTGATAATAAGGTTCAAAAGGTAGATCAAAAAACTGAAATGACTATTAGCTGGGAAGACAATCAAGATGATATGATTGATGTATCAGAGGATATAACTGATATACCCTCTGATAATAAAGATTAGTATTCTAAACTAGAATTAAAAGTTACTTCTATCTTATGATATGGATCTCTCTCATGACAGTTTTTAATCTGCATATACAGTTCTCCAAGATCATAACAATTATCTTCAAATAAAAGTTTCTTTGTTACTTTTGGTTTAGCATATTTGATATGCTTTTTCTTTTTGCTATCATAGTAAGTATCATCAGTTCTTACTGAATGTATTTTTACTTTGTCGTATGTTATCATTTGTTTTCCTTTCTATATTTTTCTTGCTAGGTATTGAAATTTAGGATCATGATTAATGTTCCCATATGTCAATCTTTTTTGGTATAATTCCACAACATCACTCTCTGCTAATCTTCTAAGCAAGTTTGCTTTATCTCGAACATGATTATCGTAGAACCTATCTCGTGGTAAGTACCCCACATGATACTCAAAGACTTCTCCTTTATCAGCTAACTTTATTACTGTATCGTAATTGTTTATTGTCATTTTTTTTCTCCATTTGTTTGTTGTTATAATCTCTAACTATTTGTTTCCAAGCTAGACCATTTTGTTCTTTGAGAGTATCGTATAGTTCTTTTATTTCTGCTCTCAAATTTTGTTGTTGTAATTGTTTATTCATTAATAATTTGGATTAAGATAAGGCATATCTTCCTCAATTAATTCTATGCTTGATCTTAAACTTTCTAATTGTTGTTTATAAATTTGATTATCTTTATTGTCATAAATTTGATCTCTTTTTCTTTCAATCAATTCATGTAATACTTCAACAGATTTTTTGTACTTATCTTGTTTTATTTTATAATCTTGCATATTATTTTCCTTTCTATTTTTTATTTCTTTTATACTCATCATACAATTTTGATAGTTGCAATGTGTCGCATTTTTCTATAAAATTTATTAGTTCGTTTCTCATTTCCTTTCTATCCTCGTATGCTTTGGCTTTGTTTCTGTCGATCAATTCAAAATGATCTGGTGTTAATTGTACCATGTTATTCCTCGCTTTCTATGTACCATTCTGGTGGAATTACATCTGTGTCATAAATTGCTTTTGAATATTTTTGTCTAACTTGAAAATCTTCACAAGGAAAACAAACAAATTCATTGTCTGTTATATTATCACAACTGTTGCAATCTTTATTTGGTTTTACAAAATCTAAATTTATATATTCTTTCATTTATTTCTCGCTTTCTATTTTTTCTATTTTAACATCATCATATTTTTTTTGTTTCCAATAATCATAACATTTTTTTGCATCAGTATAATTTGTAAAATACTCATCAATACTACCAATCCAAACTATATATTTATGTGTCATTTATTCCTCGCTTTCATCATCTGCATACGCAGTTATATAATCAGATAAATTTTGTTTAACTTCAATCATAGCCATACTTTCGGCTTCGTACTCACTATCTGCTTCAAATGTTAAATCAAATCTATCAATCCAATTTTTGTCAACTGACAAAGATACTTTATATTTATTCATGTTATTTTCCCTCACTTTCTGTTTGTTTATCTAATGCGTTTTTGATTGTGCTTTCTAGTTCCCAATATAAATTGCTACCTTTCTCGGTGTTTTTTGTGCTACCTATATTATCTTCATCAGCAATTACAAATTCACTAGCTATATCATCACTTAAATTGTCTATGAATTTGAAATATAAATCATCAGCTAATTCACACGCTAATTCAAAGTTTTTATTTGTCATATTATTTACTCGCTTTCTGTTTTTGTTTATGTCTTGTTATTGTTTTTTCTTTACTACTTTGTATTGCAATTATTCTATGAAAAAAAGGGTGCGAACAGTCGCACCTCACACCCTCTTTTTTGGCTCGTTCATTAACTTTTTTAATAATCTTATCTTGCCAATTCATCTTCCTCATCTTCCTCATCTTCTTCATCTTCGTTTAAATCGTTTGCGTCAAGATAATCATCATAACCTACATTATAAGCAATCGGATCGCTATCCTCTAAGAGTTTAGAAAAATTCCAAATTCCTGTGTCATAAAGTTCATCTAACCAATCATTATATTGATCTTGATATTTCATTTTATTTTATCCTTTCTATTATATATATTTTCTGTCTATGTTTTTATTCTCAAGAAGATTAACAAAATCTTTATATCTCATACGATATTCCCTGTTGCTTCCTGTTAATTCTTCTATTCTGTTTAAGTGTTTCGCTGTGGTTACTGACCATACATTTTCGCAAACATAAGTATCAACAGGCGTTTTAATTGCTACTGTTGTATTGTAGCTATAAAATACTTGATTGTTTCCTATTGTTTGAGTGTATAGGCTTTTTTGGTCTATTTGTGTTTTCATTGTTTTCCCTTTGTTAGTTGTTTTCTATTGTTATAATTTAACTTGATTTGTTTGTCTTGTATATATTTGTCGCACCCCTAGATGCTCCATAAATGCAAGATATAAAGCATCAAAGAAGTTAAAAAGGTTGTAGTAAATACAAAGAATAATATTTTATAGATCATATTATTACTGATTAAAGTTAATATAATTTCTATAATCAATATTCTTAAAATAATCTTTGTTATCTTTTGAATACATATACATATAATTTTGTGGATCATTTAAACCTTTTGATTTAGCATTTTCAAAAGCTTCTTTGTGATCTCTATAGTACATTGAAGTACCATCTTTAAAGTTTATTAAAGTTTTAAATTTAGTCATTTTTGTTTCCTTTGTTTTGTTTGTTTCGTTTAATTTAATATATTGGTTAATTAATGTAAGTTGACATATTGACGCATATATAGATTAGAATAGTTTTAATGTTTGGAGAAGTTTAAAGAAAATTAAAGATAGTTAAAGATAGTTAAATGATCCTATTCTTACATTGACACGTCAACTTCCCACCCACGTCATAAGTATCGGATAGGTAAGTATTGTTGACCTATTTATTTAAAGGTTTTTTATTTTAGTAATGATAACCTTTTAGTTATCGTTACCAATATTTGTTGTAGTTTTGACTATATTTATAGAACGCGATACCCCCTACCCCCCAGATTGTGGTGTCGTTTTATTATATATATATACATGGGATTTATTAACAGACACACAGACACATACCCCCACAAACAACCCTGCACCTATTTATTCAACCTTATGCAATATTTTATTTTTTACTTTAAAACGATTCTAAATTAGCTAGATGTAGTATATGGATTATCTTAATACCGAAGATTTAGATTGTATTGCTTATATAGATAAGAAAACAAATAATGTTATTATTAGATTTGTTGGTTTACCTAATGCGAAAGCAGCAGAGCTGTTTACTGATTATGTAATGATGACACTAGGTGTAGACTATAATCCATTAAGCAGTATTGAAAGATCAAAGATGATACACTAATGAATATTAAAATACCTTATACTCCGAGAAAACATCAATCTTATTTACATCAACAGATAAATAGATACAGATGGAGTGTTCTCGTGTGCCACAGAAGGTTTGGCAAAACAGTATGTATGATAAATCATTTGATTAGATCAGCATTAATGAGCAAGTTGAAGAATCCTAGATTTGCATACATAGCTCCCACATTCAAACAAGCCAAAAGTATTGCGTGGGATTACATGAAGCAGTTCACAGCAAAGATACCAAACACTAAGTTTAACGAAACAGAACTAAGAGTTGATTTACCCAATGGTTCAAGAATAACATTACTTGGAGCAGAAAACTCAGATGGATTAAGAGGTATATACCTAGATGGATGTGTCATAGATGAATACGCTAACATTGATGGTAAACTCTTTGCAGAAATAATTAGACCAGCTCTATCAGATCGTAAAGGTTATTGTGTCTTCATTGGTACACCTGCTGGAATGAACAACAACTTCTATGATCTATACCAACACGCAAATGGTGCAGAAGATTGGTTTAACTACAAAGCTAAAGCAAGTGATACTAAGATTGTAGACCCAGAAGAATTAGAGAAAGCAAAAGAAGTTATGGGTGAGAAGAAGTATATGCAAGAGTTTGAGTGTGATTGGATAGCAAACATAGAAGGTGCAATATATGGTGAAGAGATTAACAAGATTGAAGATAAGAACCAGATAGCTAGAGTTCCCTACGATCCCACTTTGCCTGTCTCAACTGCCTGGGATCTCGGTGTCGCAGACCACAGTAGTATTATATTCTTTCAACAAAAAGGAACATCAATACAAATAATAGATTACCACGAAGAGAGAGGTCATGGCTTACCACACTATATCCAGTTGCTAGAAGAAAAACCTTACATCTACAAAGATCACTTTGCTCCACACGATATTGATGTGCAAGAGTTTGGCAATGGAAAGACCAGAAGAGAGATAGCATATCAGTTAGGAGTTAGGTTTAAAGTAGTACCGAAGCTACCAGTAGAAGAAGGTATCCACGCAGTAACCATGCTGCTATCTAGATGTTGGATAGATACAGACCATTGCAAAAGTTTAGTAGATGCGTTAAGACATTACCATAGGAAGTACATCGACAAAAATAGAATGTTCAGATCGAAACCTGTACACGATTGGAGTTCTCATGCTTGTGATGCTATGCGTTACCTAGCTGTTGGTCTTCAAGAAATTAATACTAGACAAACTGCTCCACAAAGTGTAGCAGATAATGATTACAGGATTATTTAATTATGGGATCAATATTCAAACCAAAAATGCCACCACTACCACCTGTGCAACCTTTGCCAGAAGCTCCAGAAGCAGAACTGTCAGCAGAAGAGAAAGCAAAAATAAAATCTGAACAAGATGCAATCATGAGAAAAAGAAAAGGTAGAAAGTCTACAATCCTTACTGGACCACTTGGTCTACAAGAATCTGAAGAAACAAAACTTAAAACTTTATTAGGAGAATAATATGTTAGATAAAATTAAAAAAGCATTTACAAAAAAGAAACCTGCTGCAAAAAAAGTTATTAGTAATATGGATGACCTAGATACTGGTGTAGGTATTAATCAAGAAGTTAAGTCAGAAGTAAAAACAGAAGTTAAATCTGAAACTAAATCTTCTTTAACATTTGGTAAGTAATGGGATCTCCTAGTGCATCAACTGGTGGGGGTGGAGAAAGAAGATATGAGCCACCTAAGAAAAAAAATAAAGTTGTAGAATTTATTAAAGGTGGTGGAATTTTAGGAGCTGCTATTAGAGGTGTAAAAAAATCAGCAGAAAAATCAAAAATGCAGAAAGAATTAGATTATGAAGGTAGTGCATACCAAACTAAATCAAGTGCTTCTTATCAACCTGTTAGTGGTAATGATGGTGGTGCAACAGGTTCGAGTGGTCAAGTAGTACAAGCTCCAACAGTAACTGCTCCAACTACTGCAGAAGTTTCACAGAGTACAGCAACAGATGCTGAAGATCCAATCTTGTTAAGAAAAAGAAAAGTAAAAGCTAAAGGAAGATCTCCAACAATCATGACAGGTGTTACTGGTGCAACTGGTAGCTTGACATTAGGCAAACCAAGTTTATTAGGTAGATAATGGCACAAACAGATAAAGCAAAAAATTTATTAAAACGATATGATCGTTTAAAAGCACAAAGACAAAACTGGGAAAGTCATTGGCAAGAAGTTGCAGATTATATGCAACCAAGAAAAGCAGATGTAACTAAAACAAGATCTAAAGGTGATAAAAGAACAGAACTTATTTTTGATGGCTCACCATTACAATCAGTAGAACTATTAGCAGCATCACTACATGGTATGTTGACAAACCCATCTACTCCTTGGTTCTCTTTAAGATTCAAACAAAACGATATGGAGAATGAGGATGAAGCAAAAGAATGGTTAGAAGATGCAACAGAAGTTATGTACTCTGCATTTAATAAGTCTAACTTCCAACAAGAAATATTTGAACTGTATCATGATCTAATTACATTTGGAACTGCTGCAATGTTTATTGAAGAAGATGATGAAGATATTTTAAAATTTTCTACAAGACACATTAACGAAATCTTTATTGCAGAAAATGACAAAGGAAGAATCGATACAGTATTTAGAAAGTTTAGTTTATCTGCAAGAGCAGTAATGCAAAAGTTTGGTGATGTATCAATGAACATCGCAACGAAAGCACAGAAAGATCCTTACGAAGAAGTAGAGATACTTCACGCAGTATATCCTAGATCTGACTTTGATCCAAAGAAACAAGACAAAGATAATATGCCTTTTGAATCTGTTTACTTAGACGCAGATAGTGGAGATGAATTATCTGTATCTGGTTTTAGAGAGTTTCCTTTTGTAGTACCAAGATACTTAAAAGCATCACACGAAATCTATGGTAGATCTCCAGCAATGACAGCTTTGCCAGACGTTAAGATGCTAAATGAAATGTCAAAGACTACAATCAAGTCTGCACAGAAACAAGTTGATCCACCTTTGTTAGTTCCAGATGATGGTTTTATGTTACCTGTAAGAACAGTACCAGGTGGTTTAAATTTTTACAGAGCAGGAACTAGAGATAGAATTGAACCATTAAACATTGGTGCGAACACTCCACTAGGTTTAAATATGGAAGAGCAAAGAAGAAACTCAATTAGAAATGCTTTCTATGTAAATCAACTTATGATGCAGAATGGTCCACAAATGACAGCGACAGAAGTTATCCAACGTAACGAAGAGAAGATGAGATTACTTGGACCAGTTTTGGGTAGACTTCAATCTGAATTATTAAAACCATTAATCGATAGAGCATTTGCATTAATACTTAGAAAGAATTTATTTAGACCTGCACCAGAATTTTTAGCAGGTACAGATATAGAAATTGAATATGTATCTCCACTAGCTAAAGCACAAAAGTCTAGCGAGTTACAATCAATCATGAGAGCTATTGAGATTATGGGTAGCTTATCAAATGTTGCTCCAGTATTCGATCATATCAATATGGATAAGTTGGTTAGACACTTAGCAGACATAGTAGGTGTTCCACAAAAAATATTAAAACCACAATCTGAATTGAATGCTGAAAGACAACAAGCAGCACAACAACAAGAGCAAATGCAACAGATGCAACAAGTACAACAACTAGCAGAAGCAGGGGGAAAAGTCGCACCATTAGCAAAAGCATTACCAGAAGAAGCACAGGCTTTGGCAAACGCTGATGTTGAATAATTTATGGAAACAAATAAACAGCTAGAGAATCTAGTAAAAAAACTTAGAGACAACTATCAATATATTTTTAATACAGACGAAGGCAAAGAGGTTTTGTCTGACTTAGAAAAAAGATGTCATTATCATTCTACCACCAATGTAAAAGGTGATAGCCATGAGAGTGCATATATGGAAGGTCAACGTAGCGTACTTCTATTTATAAAACAAATGCTACAAAAGGAGAATAAGAATGTCAAGTGAACAGATAACACAAACTGATGTGCCTGTAGAAGAGACAACACAAACTACTACAGACACTCCTCAAGTAACTGAACAACCAACTGCTGTTAAGTCTTGGAAAGAAACAATCTCGGAAGAGTTTAGAAACGATCCAAACATTTCTAAGTTTACTGAAATAGATGCGTTAGCTAAAAGTTATATCAACGCAACTAGAATGATTGGTCAAGACAAAGTTGCAGTACCAAATGAGAACTCAACAGAAGATCAATGGAATGAAGTATATGGAAAACTTGGTAGACCAGAATCTGCAGACAAATACAAGTTGGAAGTAAAATCAGAAACAGCTCCATTGGATGAAGGTGCAATAAAACAATTTGCAGAGAATGCTCATCAACTTGGTTTAAATAATAAACAAGCACAAGGTATCTTAGAGTTTTATAAAAATTCTATGGAAGGATCTGTGCAACAAGCAAGAATAGATACTGAAACTGCTCAAGCGAATGCAGAAGCTGAACTTCGTAAAGAGTGGGGTGGTAACTATGATGCTAACATTAAAAAAGCTGGATCAGTTGCTAAAGCAAATATGAATCCACAAATCTTAGATATGGAACTAAAGGATGGTACAAGATTAGGAGATCATCCAGAAGTTATTAAAGGTTTTGCAAACATTGCAAACATATTATCTGAAGATAAATTAATAAGTACAGAGAGTGAAAATACTGATCGAGGTACAGACTATGAAGCTGAAATTAGTAAACTTGTTAATGATACTAATGGTCCATACTGGAATAAAGCACACCCAGATCATGACAAAGTAGTTCAACAAGTATTTACTTTAAGAACAATGATTAATGGATAAAGAAGATTTAAGATTAGAAATACTTCGTATTGTTGTAGAGAGTGGATCAGAGAATCAAAAATCTAATCCCTTGCCAATCTGCGAAGAATATTATAAATGGATTTCTAAGGCGAATGAAAGTTCGCCTAAGAAAAGTAAGACAATTCGAAAGAACCTTACTGACAACAAAGAATAGAATTGTAGTCTAAAAGACTTTAAATCCAAGAGAAGCCAGAATTTCTGATAACGTCTCTGTTTTTGTTTTAACATTAACTTAACAATTAAGGAGACATAATATGTCAACTGAAATAACAAAAGCATTTGTAGAACAATACAGTTCAAACATACAAATGTTATCACAACAAAAAGGATCACTTTTAAGAGATAAAGTGAGACTTGAATCTGTTACAGGAAAGAATGCTTTCTTCGACCAAATTGGTTCTGTAACTGCAACTGTAAGATCAACTAGACACTCTGACACTCCACAAGCAGATACTCCTCACTCAAGAAGAAGAGTTTCACTTGTTGACTATGAGTTCGCAGATCTTGTAGACGATCTAGATAAAGTAAGAATGTTAGTAGATCCTACTTCTAGCTATGCACAAGCTGCTGCTTTTGCAATGGGTAGAGCTATGGATGATGCTATCATTACTGCTGCAACTGGTGCTGCTGATACTGGCGTAGCTGGTGGTACTTCTGTTGCATTACCTTCTGGTCAAAAAATCGCTGAAGCTGGAACTGTAGGTTTAACTATTGCTAAACTTAGAGAAGCAAAAGAGATTCTTGACTTAGCTAGCGTTGATCCGTCAATTCCAAGATACATCGTAGTATCTCCTAAACAGGTTACAGACCTATTAGGAACTACTGAAGTAACTTCAAGCGACTTCAACACAGTAAAAGCATTAGCTCAAGGTGATGTAAGTACATTCTTAGGATTCAACTTTTGTGTATCTAACAGATTGTCAATCGCTTCAAGCAAAAGAAAATGTTTTGCTTTCGCACAAGATGGTCTTGCATTAGCTGTTGGTAAAGATTCAACTGCTAGAATTGATGAAAGATCAGACAAAGGTTACGCAACTCAAGTCTACTATTCTGCTGCATTCGGTGCAACTAGAATGGAAGAAGAAAAAGTTGTAGAAATCTTAGCTCACGAAGCATAGTAAATAAAATTTTAAGGGGTGGAAGCGAGAGTGGAAACCCCTTAAAGTGCATGAAAAAGATACAAGATTTAAAACCTGTACTGCATTTTAAAAAAGATAATTATGTATATAGGTATATTTTAGTAGACAGATTTCAAAATGATAGTAAGAATCATTATGGGTTTGACAGTAAAGAAGAGAGAACAACAGAAGAAATTTTTGCTTTAGAAAAAGATAGACAGATAAGGCGAAAATATATTATAAGGAAGTAGTATGGCATCAGTAGTAGACATTTGTAATGGAGCATTAAACCAACTTGGTGCATCAACAATCTTAACACTTACAGAAGATTCAAAGAACGCAAGACTTTGCAACGCAAGATACACACAAGTTAGAGATAGTTTATTTAGATCTCACCCATGGAATTGTTTAATTAAAAGAGTTGAACTTGCAAAAGATACAGAAACTCCTTCATGGGGTTTTAGTTATCAGTTTACTTTACCTGCTGATTGCTTGAGAGTTTTAACAATTTTAAATTACGATTATGATTATAAGATTGAAGGTAGAAAGATTGTAGCAAATCATGGAACAGTTAAGATACAATATGTTGCAAGAATTACAGATCCCAATCAATATGATGAGTTGTTAAGAGAAACAATATCTTCTGCATTAGCTGCTGATATTGCATACGCAGTAACATCATCTAATCCTGTTGCTTCTAATATGTATAATTTATTTCAAGATAAATTAAAAGAAGCTAGATTTGTAGATGCTACTGAAGGTTACAATACTAATCCAGATAATGGTCAAGCAGATGTAATGGGAGCTTCTACTTTTATAAACTCAAGGTACTAACCTATGGCTAGAGTTGCTGTTCAATTAACGAACTTCACAGGTGGTGAATTATCACCTAGGTTAGATGGTAGAAATGATTTACAAAAATATCCTACAGGATGTAAGACTTTAGAAAACATGATTGTGTTTCCTCATGGAAGTGCAGCAAGAAGAAGTGGCACACAGTTTGTAGCAGAAGTAAAAGATAGCTCTAAAGAAACAAGATTAATTCCTTTTGAATTTAGTACAACACAAACTTATATGCTGGAGTTTGGTAATCAATACATTCGTTTCTACAAAGATGATGGTCAAATATTATCTAGTGGTTCAGCTTATGAAATATCATCACCTTATTTAGAAGCAGAACTATTTGATATTAAGTTCGCACAATCTGCAGACGTTATGTACATTTGTCATCCTAATCATCCAGTAAAAAAATTATCTAGAACAGGTCATACATCTTGGTCATTAGCAAGTGTTGAATTTACGAATGGTCCATTTATGGATCATAATATTGAAACAACAACTATGACAGCATCACATACTAATGCTGGTCATACAGGTACATTAACCTTATCATCAACTACTGGAGTTAATTCTAATCAAGGTTGGTTGGCTACAGATGTTGGTAGATTAGTTCATATTCTTGATGGTCATGTAAAAATTACAGGCTACACATCATCAACTGTAGTAGATATGGAAGTGTTATCTGATATATCAAATGGTTCATCTACAACTGATTTTGCTTTAGGTTCTTTTAGTTCTACTACTGGTCATCCTTCTTGCGTAACTTTCTTTGAACAAAGATTAGTATTTGCAGCAACCTTATCTCAACCACAAACATTATTCTTTTCTAAGTCTGGTGATTATGAAAATATGGATGATAACTATCATGGAACAGTAGCAGATGATGATGCTATTATTTATACGATTGCATCTAACCAAGTAAATGCAATTAGATTTATGACAGCTACAAGAACTTTAATCATTGGTACTGCAGGGGGTGAGTTTGCAGTTAGTGGTGGTGGTACTGATATTGCTATTACACCTACAAACATATTAATTAAAAAACAATCTAACAATGGTGCAGCAAATGTAGATGCTCTAGCTGTTGGTAACGCAACTTTATTTTTACAAAGAGCTAAAAGAAAATTAAGAGAACTAGCATACAACTTTGATGTTGATGGTTACATAGCTCCAGATCTAACTATCCTTGCCGAACATATTTCAGAAGGTGGATTTAAACAATTATCATATCAACAAGAACCTAATCAAGTTATATGGTGTGCTAGAAATGATGGTCAATTAGTTGGTCTAACTTATCAAAGAGAACAGCAAGTAGTTGCTTGGCACAGACATATTTTTGGTGGTGCGTTTGGAAGTGGTAATTCAGTTTGTGAAAGTGTTGCAACAATTCCTACAGATGATTCGGAGTATCAAACATGGGTAATTATAAAAAGAACAATCAATGGTGCAACAAAAAGATATGTAGAATTTATTAATCAATATGACTTTGATGAAGCAGATGATACATCATTTAACTTTTTAGATTCACAATTAGCTTATAATGGATCTGCAGTTACAACTATATCTGGTCTTGCTCATCTTGAAGGTCAAACAGTTTCAGTATTAGCTGATGGTGCAACACATCCAGATGTTGTAGTTAGCTCTGGAGAAATAACTTTAAGTAGATCTGCAAGTAAAGTTAAAATTGGATTAAGCTATACATCTTTATTACAAACAATGAGAATAGATGCTGGTTCACAGAATGGTACATCACAAAGTAAAACTAAAAGAATCTATGAAATTACTGCTAGACTTTACGAAAGTATTGGTGTGGAGATTGGTCCAGATCTAGATAACATGGAACGAATACCATTTAGATCTTCAGCTAACGCAATGGATAGTGGTATCAATGTATTTACAGGTGATAAAGAAATAGAGTTTAGAGGTAACTACGAGACAGATGGTTTTATATTTGTAAGACAAAACCAACCTTTACCTTTGACGATACTATCTTTATATCCTAAACTTCAAACTAACGATGGATAGAATATTAAATATAGTAAGATATACAGGAGAGCATGGAGCATACATTATGAAGCAACAAATGAATCATACATTAATGGATAAGGATATGGAGTTTGATGGTAACGCAAAGAACCTAGAACAAGATAACTTAGCATTTACAGGTATGATTGATGGTAAACCTATCTTCGCTGCAGGTATGAAAATTATTTGGAATGGTGTTGCAGAAGGTTGGGTGTTAGCTACTAAAGATGCTTTAGATCATTCATTACTTGTAGCGAAAGCTATAAGAAAAGATTTTGCAAGAATTGCTAAAGAAAATAATATCAATAGAGTTCAAACTGCTGTAAGAGCTGACTATACAACTGGCTTAAAATTTGCTAAGTGGTTAGGTTTAGAGGAAGAAGGATTAATGA